CCAGACCGAAATTCCCTTGTCTGGCATTCGCTTTTTGGTTGCGATTAGGGTGTCATAAGACCACACCGAATAAGTCAGAGAATCTGAATCCCAAATCCCCGTTAGCGTGTTGCCCCTAAATGGTTCGCCCTTGCGTAGCTTCTGTTCGATAGTCTTGTAGTTATCCAATTGTTATCTCCTTGTTATAAATACGGCGCTCGCCGTAGTGACTAGGGCGGGAATCGAACCCGCCCTAAGCAACCATGCCTAGTCTGCCTGATAATCGCCTTCCGCGATTAGTTCGGCTAGTAAGTCTTCGATGTCTAGGTAATCTTCCATTAGTAAGCCCCTAGCAAGTCATTTAGCTTCTTCCTTAGTCTGACCAAATCCTTCATGCTCTCGACAAGAGCAACATAGGAATTCTTGTCACCCGAAATAATCGCTTCGGTTGCTTCATCAGTTACCTTGGTTAGCTTTTGAGTTGTGGCGATTTCTAGCGTCCAGAGCTCTTGTCTGGTTAGCGTTAGTTCGAACATTTGTTCTATCTCTTTCTGCCTTGGCCCCTTGCCTTGGTAAGACAATAGAAGCACACCTCCAAACCCAAGTCAAGCCAAAAAGTGTTCCAAAGAAACTTTTTTATTCGCATGGGGGTGCGGTTTCTGGCAGGCTCACCACCGCGCAAACTTTCTAAGCGATTTGAACTTTTTGGTCTACACACCTGCTAAGATGTTTCCATGAGCGAAATCATTGTGTCAATGTCAGGGATGGGTCAATACTCCCTGGACCTTAGCCTGACTGACCCTGGACTAGATGATGACTCCATCGAGGTCTGGCGAGCCATCTTCACCGAGAAGGAAGACGGTGAGAAGTGGCAGGTCTACTTCGAGATGGGGCCTGACTACGAAGTCTGGGACCTAATTGACACGGCAATCACCGCCTATCGTGATTCAATCGACCCTGTGGAGGACTAGATGGACCTGAATCACTGGCTAGAATACGGCAGAGCAGAAGGCTTTATCAGCGCTGTTTACTGCGACACGCATGATGGCGTGCCTCTGACCGAGGCTGAGCTAGAGCTTTGGGAAGAGGGGGATGACCCTTGCCACCACTCTGTGCGAATTATCGGGCATGAAGATTCCCTAAAAGAATTGGCTAGAAAAAAGTAATCTGGTAAAATTCCAGGATAAAAAAATTTTTCGCTGTAATTTTTAATGAAACGAGCTTTATGTCTAGAGGACTAACCGAACAACCAACCCCAGAGGAAAGCGCCGGACCAACGAACGCAGACCTTGATGAGGCAATCGAAGAACTCTTTGGGCTGGTCGGAGCGCTGTATGCCAAGGTCGACACCCTTGAGAAGGTACTTGGCCACGCTGTGAACCTGCCAGAGTCTGAAGCCGCAGACCGCAAGCGCCTTAAGGGTTTGTGATGAGCAAGGCCGTATCTGTAATAGACGAGATTCTATTGCGAGCCGCCGCTGGCGGCAAGTCTGGTGACGAGATTGAAAAGGCCACCGGCATCCCAGCTGCTCAGGCGCTGGAGAAGGTCAAGGACCTACTTGCCTCCCGTGACGTGTGGACCGAGATGGAGCAGCGCCAGCTATTGCTGGCTGAGCTGCACGAACTAAAGGATTCGCTACGCACTCAGGCGATTGACGGGCAGGACCCAGAGGCAGCCCGCGTTTTGCTTAGGACCCTGGAGACAATCGGCAAGAGGCTAGACAGCCAGCAGACTGTGCTGGATGAGAACATCATTAAGCTGACCCAGTTCCAGCAGAAGATTTTGCTGAGGGCAATGGACGCAGCTCTAGACTTTGCAAAGAGGGAACTGGCCGACAGGTACCCACAGGTCGGACTGGCCGAGTTAGATGAGCTAGTCGCACAGGGTTTGCAGCGAGCGAAGTTTGAACTAATGGAGGAAATGTAAATGGGTAGGCTTAAAGATATTGACACCTTCGAGTGGCACGATGATAGCGACGACTGGGATTATGAGGTTGACAAAATCAATCACCCGCCGCACTACACCCACCTGCCGGTGGAGGCGATTGAGATTACCGAGCACTTTAACTTTTGCATGGGCAATGCGCTAAAGTACATCATCAGGGCGGACCACAAGGGGAAGCCGATTGAGGACTTGCGTAAGGCAGTCTGGTACCTGAACCGCGAGATTGAGAGAAGGCTAGATGCCGACGTACACCTATAAATGTGAGAATAGCCACCAGAAGGATATCTTCCACGGGATGCAGGAATCGCCTAGGCTTTACTGTCACTGTGGGAAGCCGCTGAAGAAGGGCTTTGGAGTTGGAAGCGTGAGCTTTAAAGGCGAGGGCTTCTACTCTACAGATAAAAAGAAATGATTGAAAACGTCCTAGATGCTGTGATTTCTGACCTAAGGCTCAGAAGTCGGAAGCAAGAATACCTGAATGACCCAGCGCTCTGGGCCAAAGAAGTGCTTGGTAAGCACATGTGGTCCAAGCAGCAGGAGATTGCTAAGTCGGTTGTGGATAACTCACACACTGCGGTAGTCTCTTGCAACGGTGCGGGCAAGTCGGGGCTTGCTGGAATGCTAGGCGTTTGGTGGATTGCAACTCACGACCCTTACGACGTAGCGCTGATTTGTTCGGCTCCAACGTACGTACAGATTGCACGAGTGCTGTTCCGTGAGATTCAGGATAACTTCAAGCTGGCCGAGAAGCATGGGCACAAGCTGCCGGGCTACATCACTCAGGGCCAGGAGTGGAAGCTGGATGACGGAACTGTAATTGCCTTCGGCCGCAGACCTGCAGATAAAGACATCGTGTCTGCGTTCCAGGGTATTCACCGTAGATACGTGATGGTGATTCTGGATGAGGCCGGTGGTATTCCGGAGGACCTTTACACCGCTACCGAAGCTGTGACCAACACCGAGGGCGCTAGGGTTTTGGCAATTGGAAACCCTGACAACAGAGGAACCCCGTTTCACAAGATTTTCCGTGATGACCCAACTTGGCACAAGATTAAGATTAGTGCGTTCGACACCCCCAACTTCACGGCAGAAAAGGACAGCGTTCCTCCGGAACTGCTGCCGCTTCTAATCCAGCCAACTTGGGTTGAAAAGCAAAAGATTTCCTGGGGCGAGGACTCTGCCCGCTACCGCTCAAAGATTCTGGCCGAGTTCCCAGACGAAGCCGATAACACTTTCTTCTCCCAGTCGAACATCGACAAGGGTATCGACACGGACATCCAAGAGGATATGACCGTCAAGGCTGTGCTCGGTGTCGACGTTGCTCGCTTTGGTGAAGACGATAGCGTAGCTTACATAAATCGCGGCGGGCGGCTACGCCGCCTAGAAACTTGGTCGAAGGCAACCGCAACTGAGACCGCAAACCGAATCCATAGGATGGCGATTGATAATGCTGTATCTGAAGTACGTATTGACGCGGCTGGTCTTGGTGGCCCTGTTGTTGACCTTGTTGCCGCTCTTAGTGATGGCAAGTATCTTGTTATTTCCATGTATGGTTCTGCTGCTAGCCCTGATAAAACTCGTTGGCACAATGCAAGAGCAGCGAACTACGATGCTCTTAAGGAAGGCCTCTCGGCAGGCAAGATAGACCTAGACCCAGATGACAAGGTGCTGCTTGAGGAAATCTTGATGATTAGCTACAAGTTCACACCCAAGGGCGCAATCCTAATTGAGTCTAAGGACGACATGCGAAGCCGCGGAGTTAAGTCTCCGGACTCCTTGGATGCTGCGGTTTACGCTTGTGCCGACCTATCTGGCCTGCTGAATAACCCATGGGGCGACAAAAAGCCTGGCGATGTCATTGGAATGGACTACTCAATGCTGGAGAAGCAGGACCCATTCTTGTCCAGTTGGTCATGGTAGAATAGTTTTATTCGACTTTTAGAGGATTTTTCTATGGATTTCAGCAAACTTACCGAGCAATTTGCAGCAATTGCTAACGAAAATGAGATGCTTAAGGAATCCTACGCTTCGATGGCGCAGGCTATCCTGGCATTTGATGACAATGGCTGGAACGAAGTAAGTGCTGCTGCGAGCGTAGATGAGTTTGCACTGCAGGATTTGAAGGACGCATCCAAGCGAATCCGCGAATTGACCGAAGGTAACCCACTTCTAAAGCGTGGAGCTGCCCTTCGCACCAGCTACGTGTTCGGCAAGGGCCTAAGCTTTGGCGAGCTACAGCCTCGCTTCAAGCGCTTCATTGATGACCCTGTGAACCAAGACACCATCTTCTCGCCTGAGGCACAGGCAATCAACGAGCGCAGCCACTTCACTGACGGCCAGTTCTTCTTGCTTGGCAATGTCTCCACCAAGCAGTTCCAGCGAGTGCCGTTCTCTGAGATTAGTGCTGTGGTTACTAACCCAGACAACCCAGAAGAGCTTTGGTACATCCGTCGCACCTGGACCCGAAAGGGTCAGAACCTAGCTGGCCAGGGCAGTCAGGATGTTGCGCTAAACATCTGGTACCCAGTTGACACCTACAAGCCAGCCAACGGCCGCTATGTTCCACGCATTGGCGAGTACCCTGTGGACGCAAAGTTCCTGATGTTCCCAAGCCGCGTTAACCGCAGGGCTGGCCGCACCTTTGGAACCCCTGACGCTTTGCCAGCTGTGCCATGGGCGCACGCCTACAACGAGTTCCTGAAAGATGGAAGCCGTATGCTTAAGGCTCTGTCGATGTTCGCATGGCAGCTAAAGTCCAAGACCAAGGCTGGCGTTCAGAACGCCGCGGCTGCGATTGCGACTCCAGCATCAGCTGGCTCCACCGCTGTGCTAGGTTCGGACATGGAGCTTAGCTCGATGCCAAGAGCTGGAAGCGTGGACCTAACCGATGGTCGTCCGCTTGGCTCGATGGTTGCATCGGCGCTTGAGGTTTCGGTTGTTGCACTACTTTCTGACCCAGGAAGTTCGGGTGCCTACGGCACCGCACAAACTTTGGACGTGCCAACCCTAAAGGCAATGGAGGCCAGACAGCACGTCTGGACCCAGTTCTACAAGCGTATCATGGAGTTCTTGGGCATCCGCGACGCACAGGTTAACTGGCCTAAGATTGAGTCTGAGCCAAGCCAGCGTTTGATGCAGGCACTTGCACTTGCTCACGAGACCGGAGCAATCTGGGACGACGAGTACCGCGAGGCAGTCATCGAGACCTTAGACGTGCCTAGACTTCACAGCACTCCTCCAGGAGTACAGGCAGCAGCCGACGGCGGTTCTGCTATACCATCTCAGGGCAACTCTGGCGCTGTAGGCTCAATGCAGGACAACGCAAACGACCTCGCTCAAGCTGACGCAAACCCCACAGCATAACAGTCTGGTATAATTAATCCCAATGATTAATTCATGGGAGATTTTATGGCAGTTCAGCTAAGCGAGTCGCTAGGCTTTGCGCCTGTTACCACAAAGGGTAACAAGTGGCGCGTCAAGGTTATCGAGTCCGGTTGGGGTTCCTCCGGATACTACCCTGCTACCATGCTGGCCGCATATGGCCCAGGTGTCTTCAAGAAGGGCACCAAAGTCTTTATGAATCATCCCTCCATGTCGGAGTCTTCAGACCGTCCTGAGCGTGACGTGCATCAGCTTGCTGGCAAGCTAGCTTCTGATGCCGTCTTCCAAGAAGGCGCACTTTATGCGGACGTTGAATTTTATTCTCACTATG